TCGGTGCATCTGGTATCGGTGACGGCAGCCCGGCTATCAAGATGACCGGTAACAGCAACGTTATGGTCCGGCCGCCGCCGCTGATTCCACCAGCCGGGAACTTGCCGTTGATCAAACCATCGTTCACGCTCGAGGTTTGGGCACTGCTCGATGATCTCAATCAGAACGCCAGCATTTGGGACCTTGCTGGTTACGGCGACTATGGTTGGGTCATTCGTACTTGGGGCGGCGAGGCCGAATGGTGCTCGCACCAGACAGGCAACCCTTCGATCCGTCCGGCGTTGAACACGCCCGGCTGGCACCACTATGCCTTCACCTGGGACGGCGACCTGCTCGCCGCCTACCTCGACGGCTCGCAGGTGGGCACACTCAACAACACGGACAACACGCCGGCCATCTACACCCTAGTCGCCGGAGCTGGTCAGGCTCTCGGTTGGGGTTCATTCGTCGGGTCCATCGCTAAAGCCGCGCTCTACGACCATGCGTTGACACCAGCGCAGATCGCCACGCACTACAAGGCAGCGTTCCCGGCTCCCGCTCCTTCGTCATACGACCTGGCTGTCCTTTCGGACAGTCCGGTCGGCTACTGGCCGTTGAGCGAAACAGCCGGTGGATTGGCGAATGACACGACTGGCAATGCTCACGACGGATTGTTCTCGGGTGGTGTTACGCTAAGCCAACCTGGGATCGGCGACGGCAAGTCCTCTGTCCTGCTCGACGGTACAAGCGGTCAAGTAGTCATACCGCATTCCGCACAGCTGGAACCGACCCAGCTGTCCGTCGAATGTTGGATCAACTTCACTGCGACGCCTACCGGTTACCCGATGTTCGTTTGTAAGAACACCGGTCACGGTTACGTCCTCTACTGGAACGGTGGTTCTGGTGCGGTCGTCAACTGGCAGTTTGACGGTTCTCCCATTCTCGATAAGTCACCAGTCAACAGCGGGAATTGGTACCACCTTGTTGGAACCTTCGACGGCACGCTGATGAATCTGTACCGCAACGGCGCTCTTGTTTCTGGACCCAACGCGTTCGGCCACTACACGCCAAACGGCGGTACGTTGAACATCGGTTCACAAGCAGGTACTTACTTCTTGCCAGGCAAGATCGCCAAGGTCGCCGTCTACGATCATGCACTCACTCCAACGCAAATCCTCGCTCATTACCAGGCGGCTACAGGATAAAGTGACATAACCATGTACGGTCCCATCCTCACCCCGCAAGAATACGACAATCTGCTCACCGATGTCGAACGCGCTCAGCTCGCACAAATCACTCGCCAACCATACTTCGACAAACACCCTGCCTCTTATCGCCATCGGTTCGGCGCTTATCGCGCTGGCACTATCCAAGGCGATCCGGTCGTTTCGCAAGTGGTTGGTTATGGGCAGTTCCCGCCACCAGTACTCCCAAGCGTCGTACCGGTCACTCCTGTCTACGGAAATGGACCTGGAACTCATCCTTAGCATTACCCTTCCACCCTGCAATGGCCGCTACCACCCGTACCAATTCCGATTCTTCAGCTCACCTGCCCGAAGGCACAGCCAATCGTGTCCTGGAGAAACTGTTTCCCACACCGAGTCCATACGCTACCGATCCGACTGCATGGATCGAGGACAAACTTGGTTGGGTTTGGTCAAAGCAAGCAGACATCGCGGACAGTGTCTGTGATAACCGACATACCGCAGTGCCAGCATGCCACGGTCCCGGCAAGTCATGGATCGCTGGCGCTCTCTGCGGCTGGTGGATCGACACTCATCCTCTTGGTGACGCGTTCGTGGTAACCACTGCTCCTACGCAGCCGCAGATCGAGGCCATTCTTTGGCGAGAGATTGGTAGGATGCACCGCAAGTGCTCGTTGCCTGGTTACATCACCATCGGGAATCAGCCCATGTGGAAGCTACCTGGTGGTGAGATCGTTGGCTTCGGGCGCAAGCCGGCTGACTACATTGACATTGAACAGGCAAAGGCAGCGTTCCAGGGCATTCATGCGAGATACGTACTGATTATCATTGACGAGGCAGCAGGCATTCCTAAGTGGCTGTGGGATGCCGTAGAAAGCTTGATCACCAACGAGAACGCTCGCATCCTCGCTATCGGTAACCCTGATGACCCTGCGAGTCAGTTCGCCAAAATCTGCGCTCCTAACTCTGGTTGGAACACCATCCAGATCGACGCTTTCGACACACCGAACTTCACTTCAGAAAAGGTACCGCCTTATCTGTCCGAACTACTTACCAGCCCAACTTGGGTTGAGGAACGTCGCACCAGATGGGGTGAAGGTACGCCGCTATGGGAGTCCCGTGTCCGTGGTCGGTTCCCGTCCAAGTCAACCGATGTTCTCATTCAGCAGGACTGGGTTGATCGAGCTAAGCTTTTCACTTACCACCCGCTCCCAACCGATATGGAGCAGTACGGTGTGGATGTGGCGCGTGCTGGTCAAGATGCCAGTGTCATCACTCACCGCGCTGGTCTCAGATATCGTATTGTCTTCTCTGAGACAGGAATCGGCGACACCATGAAGCTCGCCAGTCAAGTCCGTTCTCTTCTCGCACTTCGTGGCTCTAGCCAAGCGTACTTGATCCCAGTATTCGTGGACTTGATCGGCGTTGGTGCTGGTGTCTATGACCGATTGAACGAGCAAGGGTTCAACATCGGTGGTTTCAACTCCAGTCAGCGCCCGTTCGACACAAAGCGCTTCGCTAATCGCCGTGCTGAGCAATACTGGCACTTGCGCACTCTCTTCCGCGATAACTTGATTGACATTGATCCTGAGGATGAGGAACTTGCCACCCAGTTGGTCAGCATGAAATGGAAAGTCAATCCTTCCGGCAAGATTCAGGTGGAGTCAAAAGAAGACATGAAGAAGCGCGGCATGCCATCGCCGGACCGCGCTGACTCCATTATGATGGCAAGTGTCGATGAACCTGCTTGGCCAGAAGACGCGTTTGGAGGCAATTCAGCTAATCTGAATGGCGCTGAATCTCTGACCGGCGACTTGATGGGCAAGGAATGGTAATGCGTGAACGCGGGCGAAATCATCGCACTGATTACCGCTGCTTGTGGCATCGGCGGTCTGGTGTTCACTGCGCTCAGGTACAACCGAGATTCGACTTCCACAGCAGTTGCTACTCAGTCGCAGATTGTCCACGATATGAAGGTTCTGAACGACGAGTTACAGGCTTCCCGCGACCAGCTCAGGTCAGAAGTGGATCGTTTGCGTGGAGAAATAGACAGGTTGAATCTCGAATTGCAGATTCTCCGAAACCATGAGTGATGAACTTGCCAAACCGACATTCGATGAACTGTACGCGCAAGTTACCGAGCTTGATCGCAAGCGACGACATCGTGACCGCCGGTTCTACTATACTTGGGTGGCGATTGCCTTGCTAGCGATCATCTCTTCAACAGCGATCATTCTGGCGCAGCGCGCAAGCAACCAAGTAACCAAGGAAGTTCAAGCCACAGCCACTCATGCAGTGGAACAGAATGATCAGATTGTGGCCTACATGCGTGGTGAGCAAGGCATCCCTGGTGTACCTGGTTCGAACGGTCAAGATGGTTCACCAGGACTTCCTGGTTCAACAGGCACGCCAGGAGCTACGGGTCCGCCCGGTCCTAAAGGACCAACTGGTTCTGCTGGTGATACCGGTCCTGCTGGTGGAATTGGACCATCAGGTGCGAACGGCGAAGTGGGAACTCCTGGTACTAATGGTCAAACAGGACCAGTCGGCGTTGCTGGTTCAAATGGTGCGACTGGCGAGAAAGGTGATACTGGTGCAAAAGGAAACACGGGAAAAGAAGGAGCGGCCGGAACTGTCGGTCCCATCGGACCCGCTGGACCTACTGGACCGCAAGGCGTTCAAGGTCCGCCAGGACCAGTTGGCGCAACAGGCGTTGCGGGTCCGTCGCAACCGATCACAATTCAGACAGTCAGTGCCGCGTCACCGAACGATGTCTCACAGGACAAGAGTGTGACAGCGACTTGTCCTGCTGGTTCAGTGTTGCTTGCAGGTGGTTATCACTGGACACCCGCGACACCAGGGATTACTGCCATCGCTGATGAACCTGACGCTGCAAACGGTTGGCATGTTGAAGCTATCCCAGACACGTTTCCTGGAAACTCTCTTTGGCAGCTGACAGTGTACGCTTTGTGCAATATTCCTTCTGCAGCGCCGAGGTAACCATGGCAAAGCTTTCATCAGACAAACCGGTTTTCACAGCGATGGTACTGGCGCTGGTGTTGATCGTGGTAATTGCCGGTGCTGTGGTCACCATCACCAATCCCAATACTCTTTCCTTCCACCAGTACGTTACGGATGTAACGACACTCGCCGGCGCTATTGGTCTTGGTGCCGGCGTTGGTCGTGGAATCGAAGCTTACGGAAACGCTCAAGTAACGAAGACCGAATCACCTTACGACACTTCTGCTCCTGAGAACACTCCTGATGCCTGACACACGTCTAGCTGATATCTCTGAGTTCCAAGCGAACTTTGACGCACCGGTGTACCTTGCTGGTGGTTACAAGTGCATCATCGTTCGCGCTCACAACGGTTACCGTCCTGACCACAAGTGGCCACAAAGACGCGACTACGTTCGCCGTCATCCGTTCATCGCAGTCGGTTACTACCAGTACCTCGCTCATGACCGCGATGCTGCTCAGCAGGCACGCGAGTTCATCGGCGCAGTTGGGAATCTGGCACCGAACGAGTTTCCGATACTTGACTTAGAGGAAGGGTCGGGCAATCAAACGGTCAGAGCAAACGCTTGGTTCAAGGTTGTAGATCCTTGGTTCGGTTCTCTAGCTACGCTGTACGCAGGTTTGTCCTTCGGTAAGTCAAACCTCGGTGGTTGGTCACATTGGTCGCCGCGTACACGGTGGATCGCTGCTTACCAGTCACGTGAACCTTCTGATCCTCACGAACTGTGGCAGAACACAAGTAGTGCCCATTTCCCAGGATTGACAGGTGGTGTCGATGGCAACATCTTTCATGGTACCGCTCAGCAGTTCCTTCGAACCTTCCGGCACGTTTCAACACCAACACCGTCACCTGGACCCGCACATTCGCAAGCTCAATCGCAAGTCACGGTTCTCAAGCACGACGGTAGGATCGAAACGTTTGTGGAGAAGGCGTCTGGTGAGGTAGTTCATCAGTGGCAAGTCAAGGAGAACGACGGTTGGCAATCCAGCTGGTCGTCACTCGGGAATCCTGGGAGGTAGGGAATGAGACACGATCCGTTGTACGTACTGATTTACTTTATCTTGGCACTTATTCTGCTCGCGATTTTGCTCAGAGTCATCTCGGTTTATTAGCGTGCCCACTTACACCAACGGTCAGTTGCCGCCCAACGCGCTTGCTCCCATCGCAAATGGGCAGCTAGCTCGTGCTGACTTTTGCGTGGCTAGTTGGAATGCTATGAACGTCGAAGCTCGTTCCCGTGGCTTGCAGATAGTTCCGACAGGCAGCAAGTCCTCCTACCGGACGTATGCTCAGCAACAGGAACTGTATCGTGCTTACTTGAGCGGAATGGGCAACTTGGCGGCCAAGCCAGGAACGAGTAATCACGGTTGGGGACTCGCAGTGGATGTGGCGTCACAAGCAATGAGGGCGATGATCGACAGAATTGGCGGTAAGTACGGTTGGGCAAAGAAATGGTCAGATGCTCCTACTGAATGGTGGCACATAAAGTACGCTGCCGGCATTTGGTCAGGCATTGACCCTGGTCCTTTTGGTGTCATCAAACCGCCGGCACCATTACCGATAACGGAGGCAGATATGATCGCCGCAGTAGTGAAGAAGAACGGTGCTATTGAAGTGTTCGTGGAGAAGCCAGACGGTCAGGTTTGGCACACTTGGCAAAACGCTGAAAACAGCGCCTGGTGGGGTTCCAAGCCAGGACAAAATGCGGCATGGCAATCGCTCGGGAACCCCGGTAAGTAAAGACACTAAGCGAAAACCTGACGTAACGAACCAGCGCGCATTCGAAACGCATGACACGTCGAATCGACCAGTCAGTCTCGTTAGAGGTCAGTATGTTCTCAGATAAAATACTGACGGATTCGTCCTATTCGAATGTCGTCGCGACATTGAACGTCAAATCCGCATGAGTGTAATAGCGCCACCGAGAGTCATCGTCGCCACTGACGACCCTGGTCAGGGTTACGGTTTCTGGCGCTGGACGATTGACATTACTGGTGTCGAAGATGGCGAAGTGGGTGTCAATGCTGCTAGCTGGTCAGCAGTCACTCAGATTTTCGTAGCTCGTATCAACGGTCGCGGTGTCGATGTTAGCAACATCATGCCTGAGATCAAAGTTGGCGAGACAATGTACGTTCAGGCATCAGTTGATCGAACAGCGTTCGGGCATTTTCAAGTGAAAAGTGCGCCAGTTGCTGACAATGGTTACTTCACAATTCCCGTAACCTTCGTGGCCGGCGGACTTGCAATGCCCGGTAACGCTCAGGTGATGTCCGTCGATCCTATTCCGAGTGGCGGCAGTGGCAGCGCAGGTCCGCAGGGACCACCAGGCCCAACAGGACCATCGGGCGCCAACTCAACCGTTCCTGGTCCACAAGGACCAATTGGTAATGCTGGTCCACAAGGAACTCCAGGAGTGCCAGGAGCTGCGGGGCCGACAGGCGCAACCGGCCAGTGGTTCACGTACATCGGAACAGGAACTCCCGCCGCGGGCACTTTCCCTGGCGAGAAGGATGGTGACATGTGCGCCCGGTCCTCGGACTCGGAGGTTTTCAAACGCGTTGGCGGTGTTTGGGTGGACCAGGGTTACGCACTCGGCTACGCGATGCAAACCGCAGCTCGGATGTACCGCAGCTCGGGAACCGTCCTGTCGTCACCAGGATTTATGAAGATTCCGCTCGACACGGCCAGCTACGACGCGGGCAGCAACCTCCAGATCGCCAACAATCGCTATGCCTGCCCAGTCGGTGGTTACTACCAGGTAAACGGACTCGTAGCAGGAAACGAGAGCTCCTCCGACACGATGATGGCGTCCGTCTACGTCAACGGTGCTGAGCGCGTGCGAGGAAGCCACGTTAGTACTCCCAGCCAGTCCATAGCGATCGAAGTGAACGACATCATCAGTTGCAATGCCGGTGACTATATCGAGCTGTGGGTCTACACGAGCACTGCGGACACGATCGCATCCGGCGCGCTCGGCGGACCATTCCTGTCCGTCGTAAAGGTGGACGTCGGCGGCCGTCCTGGAGCTCCCGGGGTGTCTGGCACGAGCTGGAAGCAGTACACCGGCGCGGGCACCCCGTCGCTCGCCGCTGTCCCCGGCAACGTCGGCGACTCGTGCGTTCGCACCGCCGACGGCGAGGTGTTCCAGCAGGTCGGCGGCGTCTGGGTCGACCAGGGCTGGTCGTTACAGGGCGCGAACATGAACGCGACTTGCGTGGCGCGGGCGTGGTACTCGCTTGGAGCCAACACGTCGGCGAACACGGCGATGAAGATCCCCCTGAACATCGTGGACTTCGACCCGGGGAACCACCTGATCATCGGCAGCAGCCGGTACGTCGCGCCCGTGGCCGGCTACTACCAGGTCGAGGGCCAGACGATGCACGCCGCCACGGCCACGGGACTTGTGTCCGTAGCCCTGATCTATGTGAACGGTGTCGAGCGCAGCTCGGGTGTACGGGCTCCAATCGGTGACCCGCAGAACTTCACGAGCTCTGTCGTGACCGACATCCTCAAGCTCAACGCCGGAGACTATGTCGAGCTGTGGATCTACGCGTCCGTCTCTGGCGCGCTGTACTCGAACCACGACTACAACTTCCTCGCCGTCTCACTGGTCGCTGCGACGGCGATCCAGCAGCAGCCGCTCCAGGTGGCGTCGCAGGCAAGGGCGTATCGCAGCGCGGCGCTCACCCTCACCGCGGCCGCCTTTACGAAGATCGCGATCGACACCGTCGACTACGACGCCGGCGGCAACCTCGCGATCGCGAACGGTCGCTACGTCTGCCCGGCCGGCGGCTACTACCAAGTCAACGGGGTTCTGCCAGTCTCGTCCGGGATATCCGGCGGAGCTGTCATCGCCTCGATCTACGTGAACGGCGTAGAGCGCAGCCGTGGCGGCCGTGACGTAGGGGTTGGCAGTAGCCAGAATCTCACCGTCGAAGCCAGCGATGTCATTCGGTGTAATCCCGGCGATTACATCGAACTATGGGGCTATTCAACGACGGCAGACCCTGTCACGACCGGTGCGACCCTCGGCGCGTCGTTGTCCGTCTCGCTTGTGGGTACGCAGCCGACCGCCGCACCGGCGAACGCGGCGAGGGCGTACCGTAATGCCGCGCTGACTCCGGCTGCGAGCACTTGGACGAAGGTTCCTCTCGACACGGTCAGCAGTGACGCAGGCGGAAACTTCTCGATCGCGAACGGCAGGTACGTCTGCCCGGTGGCCGGAACCTACGATGTCATCGGTCAGACGTTCAGCGCCATGTCCGCGACTGGCACGTATACGAATTACGCGACCGCAATTTACAAGAACGGTGCGATGTGGTCGTACAGCGGGCCGTACGCGGCCGTTCAGCAAGGTACGTCGTGCATGGTGGCAGACAAGATCCCGTGTAACGCTGGCGACTATCTTGAATTGTGGCTTTTCAACACGCAGGGAACTGCGTTGACTGGTACGTCTGGCAGTAACTTTATGTCCGTATCGCTGCTCACGGCCGCGCCCGCGTCGCTGCCGGTCACGACACCGCAAGTCGTCACGACCGCGCTGCCGTCGAACCCGGTCGACGGGCAGGAGTGCTACTTCGTCGCGGAACCGGCGAACGGCGTCGTGTGGCATCTGAAGTACCGGGCGGCCGATCCCTCGCCGCACAAGTGGCAGTTCGTCGGCGGCGGATCAGTGATGTCCTATTCGGCGGCCAGTACAACTACCAGCTCGACTACCTGGGTTCCAGTGGCCGGCCCGTCGGTCACGGTGCCGCTACCGGGTGATTACGAGGTTGAGAACGGCATGGCCATACAAGCCATGCAAGCCACGGCGGTCAATGCGTACGGCGGCGTCGCGGTCAACGGAACAGAAGCCGGGCAGAGCATGTTTTTCGTGAACGCCGGGATCTACAACGGCGCAAGCGTGGCCGGTGTAGCTCAACGGTTCCTCAACCTGCCCGCGGGGGCTGTTCTGACGCTGGTAGGCGAAGTAGCCGCAGCGCTGAGCACCGCGTTCTCCAGTGGTTGGCTCAAAGTGAAACCGATCCGATTGGGATGACCATGACACTTATCGCGCAGTTCGATCTCGAGCAGGACCCGCCCGTCGTGGTCACGCTTTACGACTACGGAGACGACGACGTGCCCAAGCACTACAAGCCGCCGGAGTACGTGGACGTGACCGAAAAGGACCCGCGCCCGCAGCCTGGCTCGACTTTGCATCCTGTTGACGGTTGGGTACATCCACCACCACCAGAGGATGTCCAAGGCTGGGCAGCGGAAATAGTTGCTGCGAACGAGACTTTTCTTTTAGACAAGAATCCGACTGCACTGGAGACTGAACATCAGTGTCAGGCACTCACTAGACAGATCAATGGCATGCTTCAGAGGCAATACGGTCTGTAAGGAAGCGAGTAAGCGATGAGCATTGGACCAATGGACATAGTGCAGCGCGATTTCTTCGGTACACAGTCGCAGCAAAAGTTGCCGACGGGTCCGCCGACCGATGAAATCGGCAGCACCAACATGTGGTCAGTCAATGTCCCTGGTTGGTACTCATATGTCTCTGACTACCTCGAACGCTCACCGGAACTTCAATGGCCACAAAGTATTCTCACTTACTCAGATATGCGCCACGACGCACAGATCCAAGGACTTTATCTCGGTACTTCGCTCCCACTTCGACGTTACCACTGGTTGATTGACCCCAATGGCTGCAAGCCCAAAGATGTTACGAAACTTGCCAAGGACTTGAGCCTGAACATCAAGAACCTCGAGCCACTTCCAAGGCAGAAGTACCGTAATCGGTTCGACTTCGGAAAGCACTTGCAAGACGCACTTGTGTCTTTGCTCATGGGACATTATCCATTCGAGCAAGTCGGAGAGATTGGTGACGATGGTTTGTGGCACTTGACCAAACTTGCACCGCGGCCACCCGAGACAATCACAGCCATCAACATCGACAAAGTCGGTGATTTGGTTGGCTTCCAGCAAATGTTCTCTAACCAGATGATTCCTGCGAATCGTGTCACTTGGTACTCGTGGATGATGGAGGGCGCTAACTGGACAGGGCGTTCAATGTTGCGTGCTTGTTACCGAAACTGGTTGCGGAAGGATCGTCTGCTGCGAGTGGACGCGCAGAAGCAAGAGCGTAACGGCATCGGTATTCCTATTGCTGAAGCACCTCCAGGTATGGGTGGTGCCGGTTTGCTTCGACTGGACATGCTGATGCGGAAGATGCGTGCTGGCGACACTTCTGGTGGTGCAGTTCCTAATGGTACGACGGTCAAACTAATTGGTACAACTGGTTCGTTGCCTGACACTATTGCTTCCATTCGACTGGACAATGAAGAGATGTCTCGTGCTTGGTTGGCAATGTTCATGCAGTTGGGACAGACAGAGACAGGAAGTCGAGCGCTCGGCAGTGAGTTCATTGACTTCTTCAGCGACGCCATTGACGAGATGGCTAACTGGTTCTGCACGACATTCACCGCTAGTGTCATCGAGAATTGGTGGGGTTGGAACATAGATCCTGAGGCTGATCAAACGCCGCAGCTGATGTACACACGTAATCCTGACAGTGCCTTCACTGGTCGTGAGTTTGCGTGGCTCGTTGAGCGCGGTGCTATTACCATGGATCCTGAACTTGAGAATGCAATTCGCGAGCGCTATGGCTTGCCTGCTCGCCTTCCAGGACTTCCCAAACCATCGCTACCGGCGCCACCTGGTTCTGAGCCGTGGCCTCCAGGGGAGGATGGTGGAACCGCGTCTACACCTTCTCCCGCCGGTCAAGGACCAATGTCTGACGTTCCGGTGCATGGGAGTAGGAAGAGTGAGCGGTCGGTTCAGGCGCAAGCGGCAGGCTCCCCTGTGTCGCTGCCTGACCGGCCGCTCCGTAGAAACTTGTACCAGCACGAGATTCAGGCGGCGGTCGATTGGCGTCACATTGATTTGGCGTGGCAGCAGGCACGTGATCAGCTGGTAACTTCTGTTCGTCCTGCACAGTTGCGACAGATTGATGACTTGCACGATCAGATTGTTGAAGCTGGTAATGATCTGGACTTGCTCAATGCCATTCAAGCCAGCCCTGAACTTGAGGACTTGGTATTCACAGCTATGAGTAACATGGCAGTGCAAGGCGCTCACGACGCGCAGTTGGAGGCAAGTCGTCAAGGCACTACAGCGCAGCTGCCCGACTTGACTTCGCTCAGTCAAGGACAGCGCAATCGTGCCCAAGTCATGGATCTTTTCCTTTCCAATACGTTGTCCTCTTCTGCTCGTTCGAGTGCGTTGCGGTACGCTGGTGGATCGCTGAGTGGTGCGCAGATTGCAGACAAAGTCAAGGAAGACTTGGTCAATTTGTCATCAGCGTACTTGAACGATCAGCTTGGTGGTGCACTGACTGCTGCGATGAACAGTGGCCGACGAGCGACGATAGCAGGAGCAGAACCGACAGCGATCTATGCTAGCGAGATTTTGGACAACAATACCTGCACTGAGTGTATCGCCGAGGATGGAACACAGTTTATTTCCCTTGACGACGCCGAAGGCCACTACCCGTCCGGTGGATTCGTGGACTGTGCTGGAGGATCTCGCTGCCGAGGTACTCTGGTGGCAGTATACGGCGAGTCTGTCGCCACGATGGAGTAAGGAGTGAACGTGCGAGGACAAGCAGTCATAGCTAAAGTGTTGACAGCGCCAGGTATCGGCGAGCTTGTCACCGTGTCGAACGTTCCAATGGTCAGCACGGGTATCGACTATCCGACTAGTACCGGTCTGATCACCTTTACTGAACAACATCTGAGTGACTTGGTTGCCAGTCAGGATGATCCGGCGATTCATTCGCCACGAACGAAGATTGGTCACTCCGACCCGCGATTCAACGGGAAGTTCACCAAAGACGGTGAGATGTTGGATGGTGAACCATCGTTGGGCACGTGGAAGAACCTTCGACTGAGTGACAATAACCAAACAGTAGTCGGTGACGTTATTGGTGTTCCTCTTTGGTTTGCTGCCATTGTCTCGACCGCTTATCCGTCGCGATCCATTGAGGGTAACTTTGATGTCACTACAGTCACAGGCCACAAGTGGTCACTCATTGTGGATGCTGTGGCGATGCTTGGTGTTATAGGACCAGGAGTGACGACACTTGATGACTTGCCGCTTCTGTTCAGTGAGGAAGGACCTTCAGGCGTCAAGGTAATTGAGTCGAAGGAAGGTGAGCCTATGTCGGTCATTCGCTCCAGCAAGAAACCGGCTGTCAAGGCCACAACGGTTGATGACCAGAATGCCATTCCTGGTTACGCCGAAGGTACAGACACAGCGAACTGCGGTCTATGTGTCTACTTCAATAACGGCAACTGCATGCTGTACGCCAGTGCTGAAGTTGAACCAGACATGTGGTGCCCGCGTTTCGTTGAAGGAACTTACTCGCCGCCGCCAGGTGAAGGTGACACCGGTGATGACGTCTCTTCGAGTCAACCGGTCGTTGCTGAAACGGTCAGTAACACGGCATGGTCGAACTTCAAGGACTCGGATTATGACGACGCGCAGTACGCTCGTGCCGCAGTCTATGATCGTGGTAAGTGTGGAAGTACCGCGACGGCAAAGGAACGGTATTCCTTGCCTGTGCGCGAACCAAGCGGAACACTGAACAAGAACGGTGTCCACGCTGCTGCAAGTCGACTTGGGCAGGTGACCGGCGGTTGTGAAGCTGCGAAGAAGGCAGCAGCGACTACGCTGGTGAATATGTACAAGAACTCGCTCAAGGAGGATCCACCACAAAGCTTGCTCGACGCCGCTGCGTCGGCAATCGTTACTGTCACACTCGACGGAAGGGAGCTTGCTAACGCAGTGGCCAAGAAGGTAAACGCACAGGCCAACCTTGACGACGTTCGGCGTCAATACTACGATGGCCTGGAAAATACGCAGACTTGGTGGTGGATTCGTGCTATCTACCTCGACCCGAACGAACTGATCGTAGACGATGACGAAGGAGGACTCTATCGAGTAGGATTCGACACATCTGGTGACACGATTACTTTCAATGATCCGACACCAGTACAGATCCAGTATGTTGATCAGCCGACAACCGCTGCGGCTCGTGCTATTCGAGCATCAGTCGCTGACTCATTGGTTTCGAAGCCGGCAGAAGCAACGTACACTATTCGTGCTGACTCAAGACCAGGAGGCTGTATGACTCCCGAGGAAGCCGCAGCGGTGCGCGAGAGGCATGGTCTGACTCCTGAGCAACTACCGGACGACGCAGACGACGCTACGGTCGCTCGGGTAGTCATTCAGGCAAGCAGCGCTTCTCCAGCAGTGCCAGCGGAAGGTGAGAAGCCGGCAGAAGGAACTGCACCGGCAGAAGGAAAAGGTAACGGCAAAGTGGCCGCCACTGGAATCACCAGCACTGAGGAAGCAGGACGCGTTCCTCAGACTACAGCCATGACTCTGCCTGACGGCACCATCATGGTTGACAAGGCGACTTGGGATGAAGTCGCCGGTCAGGCACGACAGGGTGCCGAACTCGCCGCAAGGACTCGGGACACCGAGCGCGACGAGTACTTGAACCACGCGATCAAGGCGGGCAAGTTCCCGCCGTCAAGAAAGGAACACTGGCTGACGGCATGGAAGGCCGATCCTGAAGGAACTCGCGGTGTCATCGAGTCACTCGCACCAGGACTGGTGCCTGTCGAAGCTCGCGGCACTGCCGGAACGGGCAAGAATGAGTCTATCGCTGGCGTCACTTCTCCGGATGTGTACGATCAGTCCTGGCTCACTCCTGCAGAACGGCATCGCGTCAAGTCGTCGGCTGCTATGCAGCAGGGTGACGTGGCGGCCCCTATGATTGTTCAAGGAGGTGACTGATGAGTCCGAGCAATCTGGCACAGGAGTATTACGAGGACGCTGACGAGATTACATGTTTCGCCACGGCAAACGTCGTCGGCAAGACATTCGTCGGCATCTCTGCTGCTCGGCAGCTCGGCGGACCGAACCTTGTCGGTGGTGGAATCACTGATTCCATTACCGGCGGCAACGTGTCCGTTGCAACAGCGGCTGCTGGCGGCAAGGTATTCGGTGTCGCCATGTACGACGCTCCGCAAGGAACGTTGGTGCCGGTGTACCGATACAGTCACGTCATGCCAGTAACGGCTGGCGCGGCAATTACTGCTGGACAGGAAGTCCAGTCAGACGCAAGCGGAAATGCAATTCCACTGGCGGCAGGGAAGCCGGCAGGTCTCGCCATCGACAGCTGTGCGTCAGGTGCCGACGCGCAGATCTCACTCTACCCCTAGGAAGGAGTTACAGTGACGAAAAACAGGCACCTAGTACTCGCTGGCAAGCGAGTTGAAGCGCGTCACGAGGCAGTGCAGATTGCTGCCACGAATGACTTGGGCATTGGTGTCCAAGCTGCAACTCCGCCGCCGACCACTATTGCGCCGGCTTCCCATCCACTGGGACCGCCGACGTTGGCCGGAACATTGATCACCGTGGATCTGATGCTCAATCAGCCGACGAGGATCACTCGCATGATCATGGATTTGACACTCCAGCGTTTCGTCGCTGACCGAATCTTTGCTTCGGCCGGCGGTGTCACCGGTGGTGCAGTGGTCTACGATCAGGCAACATGGAATGAGCTATACGCTGCTCGCGACGTTGAGCGAGTGGCTCCTGGTGCGGAGTTCCCAGTCCTCACCGGCGTGCAGCTCATCCCGAAGGTCGCCTCTGTGGAGAAGTGGGGCGGCAAGGTGTTCATCACCGACGAAGCCAGGGACAGGAACAACACGGTGTTGTTCATGCGACTCATGCGTCAGGTGGGTAACACCATCGTTCGAAAGATCAACGCTCGGGCGATTGCGGAGATGAACGCCGCGGTCACTTCGTTTGCCCGTACATTCGTTGGCCGTTCGTGGTCAGCAGTCGTCACTGCTGGTACAAACGCCAGCACCGCACAGCAGTACCCGCTGCGTGACTTCGCGCAAGCGGATCTGATCGCTGAGCAGGACGAGTTGGGCGTGGTATTCAATCTCGTGCTGCTCAATCCGCAGGAGTACGCAACTCTGACCACCGTTTACGGTGCAACGAGTCTCGCTCAGTTCCTGCAGTTCATCGGCAAGCAGATCTACGTGACGAACCGCGTGCCAGCTGGTACTGCGTACTTCGTTCAGGAAGGTCAAGTCGGTGAAATGCGTATCGAGAAGCCACTCGGTACGGAGACATGGCGCGAACCGGAGACGGAGCGGACGTGGTCACAGTCGAGCGTTCGACCGGTCATGTACGTGACTAACCCGTACTCCATTCTGCAAGCAACCGGCCTGACCTAAGTCAAGTCGACTCAATCAAGGGGAGATCGTTATGCCACAAGCTACTCGGAAAGCGAAGGCGACAGGCCACAGCGTGGTTGTGGAGGACGCCGGTACCTCGCTTTCTGGAAAGGATCTAAAAAAGGTGACCGTCGCGGTCAGGGCATTTCCTTACCGCGTCGAAACGGAGCATCCATACGAGCCCGGAAAGATCATCGCTGAAGATCGGACCGCGCTCGTCGGTGAAGTCATTGAAGTGCTGCCGCCAGAGTATGTTCGTGGTGTCACTCTCAATGCCTTCTTGAAGGAAGATCAGAACATTGCCATTCTGACTGGCTCAGAAGTTCCAGTCGAGACCGGTACGGATCTTCAGTTCAGTGCCATGGACGCGACGGACACCGAACTCATCAATTGGATCAAGGACAAAGGACCGAAGGTCCAAGAAGTCATCGACGCGTCGGAAGGTGATGCCGAGACAGCAGCACGGTTGCTTACAGCGGAATCGGCAGCGACAGGCAATGACCCTCGCAAGGGAGTTATAATGGGTCTTGAGGCAGTAGTAAGGCGTAGTCAGGAGTAACTCATGCCGGCCTCTGATTACACTCCGAGTGTGCAAGACATTGCACTGATGCTGCGCGCTCGGACGAGGGATGCAAACGGCGATCTGGTGAGTGATTTTACCAGTGACACGATACCTACTGATCTGGATGTCACGGGCCTAATTCAGTCGGCAGTTGACGACGTGAGTGGTGCGATAGGCCCTGACATCGACTCTGGTTACTTCGACACAGCGAAGGTCTGTTGCGTTTACTTGGCGTCGGCGAACGTGGAACTGAGTTACTTTCCTGAACAGGCGGTGGCGAATCAGTCCATGTACGACAAACTGATGACACGGTACAACGCCAAGTTGACTCAGCTGCTCGAGGATCTAGAGATGGATGTTGGAAGCGGAGGTGGTGCTTCAGACGGAGAAATGCCAGGCGCAGGTGCCTGGAACACTATCGGCGGTGGTTTCCCTGATCCCTACTGGTGGCGTTACGCAAACTGGTAATGGCTAGACGAGTAAAAGCCGATCCGACTTTCCACACTGGAGTCAGTGTTGTCATCGAGTGTTTTGGTGACATTCAGATCTCTCGCGACTTGCTGCGTTTTGGTGAGCGAGCGATCCGTGCGACGCCGTTGTGGAATGCGATCTACCGTGACTTACTGCTCATTGAAAAGGTGCAGTTCCTCACCGAAGGAGAGCACGGTTCCGGTGGTTGGCCAGAACTCGCTCAGTCAACACTCAATGCCAAGGTCAGCAGAAGACAGCAACCTTGGATCTTGCGAGCGTCGCAGAGTTTGTTCAGATCACTTACTCGTTCAGGAGCACCAGGAAACATCAGGGAAGTTGCTCCCACATGGATGCGCTTCGGTTCAGACATACCGTACGGTATTCATCATCAGACTGGAACGTCGCACATGCCACAGCGTAAACCCATTGAGTTGACTGAAACGGAACGACGGATGATCGTCAAAAGTGTTCAGTTGTACATACTCAGAGGAGCGCCACCGAGTGAGTTCGGAGTTGGAGTATGAGTATCGTTGATCCCACAGCTACGCTGTATGGTGATGACAGCCCACTAATCACCCGTGGTTACGTGGAAAAGAATATGCTCGCGCACTTGCAGGCTCAACTAGAGAGTTATCTTGCGCGGGTCGAACGACTGGAGGGTTTGCTACCAGGAACAATCAGCACGCCAAAGTCATGGGAAGTCATCAACGAGTTCACACGGTACCCGGAAGAGATGATGCCGTTCGTAGCTGTTATTTCTCCTGGTATCAATCCTGGTCGGCCACCGTATCGTGAAGGTGACGGTTCGGTAAAAGCGTGGTGGATGCTTGCAATAGGAGCTGTCGTGTCCACAAGAAAGGAACGTGAATCCAAGGATTTGGCCGGTTACTACGGAGCAGCAATTCGTGGTGCGGTCATGGAGCAACCAGAGTTGGGTGGGTGGGCAAGTGGCGTCGATTGGGATGATGAGAAGTACGATGACTTTCCTAGAGTAACTGAACGTACAATCGCAGCGGTGCGTTTAGTGTTCACTGTTGAAGTAGAGAACGTAGTGAACGTCTTTGGAGCCCCGAGGCACTATGATGGTTCGTTGATGATTCCTGGTGATCCTTATGCTCCTCAGACACCGTATCCAGAAGTTGTTTCAGCGGAAGCTGATGTAACTGAGAACGGAGGTTAGCGTTGCCACTTCCTGGTTATGTGGTTGAGATTGTTGATTCGCCGCCGAATCCGTCGGCGTTCAACATGATTGGGACGTGGTTCCCAATCGGATTCTCAGAACAAGCAGCATCAGGATGGGTTTACTCGATTGACCAGTTCATTTCGATGGCTGGTGCTCGGGATCCCGCCTGTCCGATCTATGACTCGGTACAAGAGTTCTTCCGTGAAGGAGGCTACCGCGCCAAGGTCAACACTGCAGTGAAAGGTGGAACAGACATCGAGTTGGTAGCGCTTCTCGATGGCATTCTCAACGAGGATGGTCCAGGTGCAGTTTCAGCGCCTGGTGTTACTACCGTTTCGCTGCAGGTTTCTGTCGCTCAGTTCGTGGATGACACTGCTCGAATCGGAATCCTCGATGCGCCGAATGATCCTGTTCCAGCGAACCTGGTGACAGCAGCGAACGCAGTCACTGGACAGCCGGGTGATTGGCGGTGCGGCATGTTCGCACCGTGGGACATTATTCCCGGTATAGTTTCAGGGACGACGAGAACAGTGCCTCCTTGCGGTCGGATTGCCGGAAACTTGGCACGCAACGACGGTCAAGGTTACGGTGCGGATGATCCGGCAGCCGGTGCACTTGGTGTCGCGCAGTACGCCAATGATCTCAGTCAGCCAGCATGGAATGACGGTGATCGGACAGTTCTGAACGGCGCCGGTGTCAATGTTACTCGGTTGATCTATGGCGTGCCGAGGACGTATGGCTTCCGGTCACTGGCTGACCAGCTTCTCAAGACTGACTGGTCGGAGTTCGGAAGTTCACGGACGATCATGTCCGTTGAGTGGGCACTCAGCATCGTCGCTGAGAACTTCGTTTTCAGCAAGCTCGATGGTCTAGGATTCACGCTCAACCGGTGGAAAGCTGCACTTACCGGTGCGCTGAATCCGTTCTACCTGAACGGTGATCTGTACGGCACTACGCCACAGGAGGCTTACTCCGTCGGCATCGGTCCCGATGTCAACACCGCTCAGACATTCGCGAATGGACAGTTGTTCGCGAAGGTCGGTCTCCGTACCAGCTCGATGGCAGAGCAGGTGTACGTGATGATCGCGAAGATTCCTATCACTGAATCGTTGGCCGCGTAAAAGGAGGGAAAGAAATGCCAGACGGCACTCGCGAACAACTATTCCTAGTCACGCTGATCATTGATGGCGTTGACTTGGGAACCTGGGACAAGTGGGACGGAGGTGACAAGGACTCAACATCAACGAAATACCGTTCGGGCGGTGACGACGCTGAAGAGGATCTGGGTGGATCAGTGACTTACTCGGATCTGACTCTGACTAGGAACTATCGTCTGAGTCGCGACGCGCCGATTCTCGGTTTCCTACTCAACAAGGTAGGGATCGGCAACTGCATTGCGTCGAAGTACCCGCTCAATCGTGACTACACAGTTTTCGGCCCGCACATTCAAGCGGCCGGACCGCTCAAGACAGTCACGGATCCAAAGGTCGATTCCAACGCTGCTAACGCGGCACTCTTGGCTATCGTCGTCTCGGTCAACTCACTGACCGCCTACCCATAGTAAAACCGCAAGGGGAGAATCATGGAAAGTTCAGAACTACCGGCTGATGTTGCCACACAGCACGGTTTGCTGAGTCAAACCGCTTCGTTGGATTTGCCTGAGACAGACGAAGAAGTGGTGATCGACGAGAACGGCGAAGTTCCTGCCGATTTGCTTGAGACCATTCGCGAGGCACAAGCAGAAGTGCGGCCTTTCGGAAGGACTAAGGTCATGGAAGTACCTGGTTATCACGGTTTGCTTGCTGTGGAATACCAGTACGTCGGTTCGGAGGTCACTGAAGCCATTGCTCGGAAAGTCCGACGCGAGACTCGTCCGGTGGACGGAAAAGGAACTGCTTTGTTGAGTTCCATTGACACGTTACGTGCTGCTTGTAAGCGCGTCCTGTGCCGTCGAGCAGTCACTGATGATTGGATGAGTGTTGGCGGTAGCAACATGCCGGTAGTTCGTTTAGACTCGAAGTTGGCGCGGTTACTGAACTTCGACGCAGACAATGGTCGTGAGACAGTGCTCGGTTTATTCGGAAGTGAGCATGCGATCATTCAGTCTAACGTGATCCTGAGTAACTGGATGTCTGATAAGACAAGAGAATCAGACGAAGATTTTTTACTCTGATTCAAGATGACCCGAGCATTGTCGAAGCAGCGAAGGCGCAACTAGTAGGACTGTCAGGATGGGATCTACTTCACCCCACTGACCACCTGCAACTGGTAATCATGCAAGCAGTCACTCAAAGAACAATCCGACTGATGGAAGAGCGCGATGAAGCACTCGCGGTCAGGATTGCCAACGCTGTTGCTCGGTCGTTGGGAGGTAAGTGA